ACCGTTATGGAGTGGTCGTGCTATGCCAGCAATCGCATACGCTATCCGGGGTTAGATTTGCTGTATCATATCCCGAATGAGATCAAATGCAATGCAGCACAAGGCAAACAGCGAAAAGATATTGGCGTAAAGTCTGGCGTACCGGATTTGTGCTTGCCGGTTGCACGTGGGCAGTATCACGGGTTGTACATAGAGATGAAAGCAGAACGGGGCAGAGTATCCGAAAACCAGAAGAAATGGCTGAAACGATTGATGGAGCAGGGTTATCTTGCAAAGGTCTGCTATGGGTTCGACGAAGCAATCCGGTGCATTAAGGAGTATTACGATGAAAGATAAACAGGCAGAAACCAGTCAGGAAAACGTGTTTTTCTCCAGACTGGAAAAAGAAAAAATCAAATTAGCTGCTTTGGAAGATTACAAGCAAAAACATGAAGAAGAAGACCCTGAAGCAGAACAGATGTGCCAGAAGCAACGAAAAGTGGTCGAAGCATGCCGGACAGAAATTAAAACGGCGATACATCAGCTTAGAGATCCAGTTGCAGAAGCAATCCTGATTCGCAAGTATTTAAACATGGAGCAGGTTCAGGACATTGCAAATCATATGCATTATTCAGAACGTACAATCAGCTACAAGCTGCAAGAAGCACTCCAAAAGTTTGCAGACAATTGCGGTGATTTGCAGTAAAATTCGTTGTTTTTCTTGTAAATAAATGATACAATTATAATATGGATTTTGCCGATATAGGGAAATACCTGTATCGGCATTTTTGTTAATATTGACGATGGAGGGGAAAACATGAAGAATCCATGCAAAGCAGCCTATCAAATTGAACGGTCAGATGCTGATAAGCATGTGATGGAAGATGGATGAACCGAACGTAAAACCGCAATATAAATTAGTTGCAACTTATTACTGCGGAGAATGTGCCGGAAATGCGGAACAATCCGTAATTCGGGCAGGATATTCCAAAAAGTATGCAAGGGGCAATGCCACTAAATTAGTTGCACGTCCGGAAGTACAACAGTATATTGCATATCTGAATAGCTTGTGTGAAAATGATCCACGAAAGCATGTGGCGACCATTGCAGAGATTCAATCGTTCTGGACGGAAATTTTTCTGGATGAAAAGCAAGATATGCGTTTCCGGCTGAGAGCATCGGAATTACTTGCAAGAGCAAAAGGGATGTTTACGAATGAATGGTAGTTTCTATCAGTCGAAGCCTTGGGTGAAATTGATGGCAGTTCTCCGGATGGAACGGGTAAACGAAAAGGGAGAATTGCTGTGTGAATTTTGCGGAAAGCCGATTGTGCATAAGTATGATTGCATCGGACATCACAAAATCGAACTGACTGACCAAAACATAACAGATGCAATGATTGCATTGAATCCAGACAATGTCATGTTGGTGCATCATCATTGCCACAACAAGATTCACAACAAGCTGGGATATTACACACGACAAGTCTATCTGGTGTATGGCTGTCCGTTGTCTGGTAAGACAACACTGGTACAGCAGAGTATGTCAGCTGGTGATTTGGTTGTGGATATGGATAACATTTGGCAATGCATCAGCATGCAAGAACGATATGTCAAACCACCAAGGCTGAACGCTGTTGCATTTGGTGTGCGTGATCTGCTGATTGATATGATTCGCACACGGCGAGGGAAATGGCAGAACGCCTATCTGATTGGCGGCTATCCATTGAGCAGCGAACGGGAACGATTGCAGAAGAGTTTGAACGCTCGTGAAATCTTTGTGGATACCAGCAAGGAAGAATGCTTAGACCGTTTGCGAAATCTTTCTGACAATAGAGATAAAGAAATGTGGGAAAAATTTATTTTGGATTGGTGGGAAAAATTTTTGCCCACCCCCCACATCGAAAAAAGAACGAGTGAGGGCTAACTGATGATAGGGGTGCAGCCGTCTCGCAGAAACCTGAAAAATGAGATTTTTGGATTTGAAATTCTGGAAGATGGTGGAAAGAAATGAATCGAAGAGAAGAATTGCTGAAAATCGTGAATGAATCGAACAGCATTGCAATTTTGCCCTTGATTGACCGCATGATTTTTCTGGAAACAAAGCTGGAAGAACTAGAAAAGCTGCCGATGATTCGGATCAATGCAGAAAATCCGTCTCAGCAGAAAGCAACACCGGCAGCAAAACAGTATCGGGAATTTCTGCAACAGTACACGAATGTTGTGAAAATTGTCGCCCGTATTTCCGATGACAACGGAGATCAGCAGGAAAGTCCATTGCGAGCGTGGGCAAGAGAAAGAGGGATGGACTGTGCATGTTAATCAAGGAAAAGAAAATCTGGACACCGGATAATTCTTTTTTGCTGGAATACCATGCACGGATTGCATGTGGTGAAATCCTTGTCGGACAGGAATTGTGGCAGGAGTTAGAAAACTTAAAAGCCGATTTTCTGAACGATGCCTTTTATTATGATACCAAAGATGCACGAATCCGGATCAATTTCATGGAAAAGTGCGTCCGGCTGACAAAATCGCCGTATTATAATCAGCCGATGGTGCTGATGCTCTGGCAAAAGGCTTTTATCGAAGCAATCTACAGCTTCAAGATGAGTGAAACCACATTTGACCGGTTCAAAAAAATCATTTTGCTGATTGCCAGAAAGAATACAAAGTCGGAAACTTGTTCTGCTTTGGGTTTGTCTGAATTGATTGTTGGCAATAATGGTGCAGATATTGTATGCAGTTCCAACGATGACAATCAAGCAAGCATTACTTACGATGCAATTGACACCATGCGGCGGTTGATTGATCCGGACGATTTGGACACAAAGCGAAATCAGCGATTTATCCTCAATAAAGTGAATGGGTCGAAGATTTTTAAGCTGTCCGACCGGACAAAAAACAAAGAAGGGCGTAATATTGATTTCGCAATCATAGACGAAACCCACGAAATGAAAGAAAACATCATCGGGAAATCTATTGAACAGTCGCAGAGCTTGAAAGAAAACCCGAAATTTATCAATATCACGACCGAAGGCTTTGTGGTCGGCGGCTATTTAGACGATGAACTGAAAAAAGCACGGGCTGTAATCAGTGGAGAAGATGACACGCTTGCAGGGCAGCGACTTTTGCCGTGGCTTTATACACAGGATTCTGAAAACGAAGTGTGGCAGGATGAACGCACTTGGGTAAAAAGCAATCCAACGCTGGGAATCGTGAAAAAATGGGATTACCTGCGAGAACAGGTAGATCTTGCACGGTCATCCAAAGCGGATCGTATTTTTGTATTGCCAAAAGATTTTAATATCAAGCAAAATGCAGTAGAATCGTGGCTAAATCTGGAAGACTATGATTATGGTGCAGTTTATGATTTGGAAGAATTTCGTGGCTGCATTTGTTTGGGTGCAGTGGACTTGTCAGAAACAACCGACCTGACTTGTGCAAAGATTTTGATGATGAAGCCGGACGACAAAACCAAATACATTCACACCATGTATTTTATTCCACAGTCAAAGTTAGAAGATTCAGATGACTGGATTGCTGGTGCAAGGTATAAAGATTGGGCAAAATCCGGACTGCTTACAATTACAGACGGAACAGACATTGATTTGTCTGTGGTTGCAGATTGGTTTTACAAGCTGTACACGGATTATGACATCCGTCTGTGGCGGTGCGGATATGATCAGCGATTTAGCCGTGACTGGATGAATCGTATGGATTATTATGGCTGGACGAAACAAAATGAAGATTTGGTGCTGATTTTGCAGAACGCTTACACATTATCCAATGCACTGAAATATTGTGAAGCAGACCTGAAACATCAGCTGATTAACTATAATAACAATGAGATTGATAAATGGTGCTTGAAAAACGCTGGTATTAAAACCGTTGATAATTTTGCTCTATGTGTGAAAACAGAACGTGCGAAGCGAATTGACGGGGCTGTTACGATGATTATTTTGTATGAGATGTACAGAAGATACCGCACAGACTTTACACAGCTGATTCGGCAATCCAGATAGGGGGTGATCGCTTGGGCTGGTTACGTGATCAGTTCGATAAATTGATCCATGGAAGCAAGAATAAAAAGTATGCAGACATCCTGAACGGATTCACACCGATTTATTCGCAGTTTGGGCAGAACATCTATGCGAGCGATGTTGTACAGCAGGCAATCAATTGCATTGTTTCGGAGTGCAAAAAACTGATTCCGATGCACGTGAAAAAGGATGGCTCTGATTCTATTCCGATTCAGAGCGGATTGCAAACGCTGCTGAACGCCCCGAATGAACTGATGGCAACAGCAGATTTCATTGAAAAAGTGATTTGGCAGTTGTATTTGAACTATAATGCATTTATTATTCCGACTTATTACACCCGACAGGATGCAAATGGCAGCGTGACAAAGGTTTATACTGGATTATATCCGATTGCACCGCAGAATGTTGTGTTTTTGCAGGATGCAGCTGGAAAACTGTTTGTAAAATTCACATTTGCGAACAATTATGAAACAACGCTGAACTATGCAGACATCATTCACATCCGGAAAAATTACAGTGTGAGTGAATATATGGGTGGGAATGAATGTGGACAGCCAGACAATCAAGCGTTGCTGGACACATTGGATCTAAACTATAAATTACTGCATAATTTGTCAGTTGCGATGTCTTCCAGCTGTGCGGTCAATGGGGTCGTTAAGTACAATACCATAATGGATGACGGCAAGACAGAAGCAGCAATGAAAGAACTGGAAGAAAAACTCGCAAAATCGCAGAGTGGATTCTTAGCATTGGACAACAAGTCGGAATTTGTTCCAATCACCCGAACTGTAAAATTTGTGGATGCAGATACGCTCAAATTTATTGATGAAAAGATACTGCGATACTTTGGTGTTCCGCTGTGTATTTTGACAGGGGACTATACAAAGGAACAATACGAAGCATTCTTCCAGAAAACCATTGAACCGATTGTCATATCGCTGTCGCAGAACTTTACAAAGGTTCTTTTGACTGCACGAGAACAGTCATTTGGAAATGAAATTACATTCTACACGAAAAATCTGGTCTTTATGACAACGGATCAGACTTTGGAAATGATACGCTTGTTGGGAGATTGCGGTAGTTTGTACGAAAACGAAAAACGGGCAGCATTTGGAATGCGTCCGTTGAAAGAATTGTCCGGTGTGCGGATGATGTCATTAAATTACATCAATGTAAATGATGCAAAGCAATATCAAACACAAGCGAGAGCCATAGCAATGAAAAATAATGGCTGCTGTGTGCAACCAACAAATATCCAAAATTGTAAGGAAGGTGGAAGCACGGATGAAGGAACTTAATTATGCATCTTGCTGGAAGTTGCTGGGATTGTCCTCTGATGTTGCAACACTCAAGACAGATTACGATGAAGGCACAATGTTTCTTGCAGCAGATACCGGCGATGTCTATATTTTGTACCAGTCAAAATGGTACAAGCTGTAAAGGTGGTGTTTGCAGATGGATCTGTTGCTATATGCGATTTTAAACAAAAAAATCAAGCAAAGTGGTAGCGGTGGCGGTTCGGCTGTTTCTGTCCAAAATTGCACGATTAACAATGACGGAGATCTAATTGTTACATTGTCGGATGGGTCAATCATCAATGCCGGACGTGCAAAGGGCGACAAGGGAGATACCGGGGAAACGGGAGCAGCCGGAGCGGCTGGGACACCGGGTGTGAATGGTGCAGACGGTGTACCCGGAAAAGATGGCGAACCGGGAACAGATGGTATTTCTCCAACGATTGAAATCTATGAAAACACACCGACCGTATATCGGCTGAAAGTCAATAATGCGGATGGTTCATCTATCATTACGCCAAATTTGATTGGCACAGGGTCAACCACGACCCGTTATTATGTGTTTGATAACGCAATGTATACAAACTATACAGGTACGATTTACACGCTGACAACAACGGGGCTGAAATCTTTGCAGGAATATATCACAGCGGAAAGTGCATTTTGCAATGCAGATTCCAATCATTCCTTGTATTATAATAATACGGATTTCGGATGGAATCAGCAAGTGACGACTTTTAGCACCACGCCACTGACCATCAGCCCGACACAGTTGCTGTTATATGGGTACATTTCAAGCTCGATGAAAGACGGGGAATTTTTCAAGTTCATTCCTGCTGGTCTGGTTACCGGTGCGACAGATGCAGAAAAGGCGACATCAATTCAAAGCCTGCTGGCAGCGGACAACGAAAACATTGTCAAAGTCGATTTTGAGTATGTGTATGCAACAGCTGGCGTAACAGAAGCCGTTGATATTTCGAGTGTTCCGGCAGGTGAATATTATTTGGCATGGTCGGGAACAAGCGACAACAGTTCTCCAAAAATCAATGATATTACAATTATGTAAGGAGGTGCAATGCAATGCTTGAATTTTGCAAAAGAAATTTTATGTTTGACATTCGAGCAGATACAGACAGCGATGGCGGTTCTTATCTGGTTGGAAGACCGATTGTTTTTGAAATGAAAACTGATTTGGGATTTTACGATGAAATTATTCGGCGAGGTGCGTTGGATGATGCAGATTTATCTGATGTGCGGTTTTTGGTCAATCACAATACGGGCATGATTCCATTGGCACGGGCAAAAGCCGGAAACAAAAAATCTACGATGCAGCTCCAGCGTGACAAGGATGGGTTAGCTATACAAGTACAGTTGGACGTGGAAAACAATCCGGATGCAAAGGCGTTATATTCTGCTGTGCAGCGTGGCGATATTTCCGGTATGTCCTTTATGTTTACGATTACTGGAGATGAATGGGAAGGCTTAGATACCGACCATCCGACCCGATACATCAATAGCATTGGACAGGTTGCAGAGGTTTCTGCTGTGACATTTCCAGCATATGAAAGTACTGAAATTTCCGCCCGTGACAAGCGAGCGGTTGAAGATGCCAGAAAATCACGTTCCAAAGGCAGTGAAGATGTAGAACTGGAAAAGCTGAAACTGAAATATTTACTGGAGGTATGAGCATATGACAAAATTTCTGAAAAATCTGATTGAAAAAAGAAAGAAAGAAATCGAAGCACTCAAGGCAAAACTTGAAACTTCCAAAGATGCACAGGAAGTAAGAGATCTTGGGAAGACCCTGCTGGCATTGAAAGAGGAATTGCAGGATGCAGAAGAGCAGCTGAAAGAAGCAGAGAAGGACGATAATCAGGATGATGCTGGAAGTGATTCTGCTGACAAGACAGGCGATGATGCAACCGGACAGCGGTCTGCATTTAATCCGATGCAGGCAAGAAACCTTGCAACGTTTACAATGAATCCGCAGGGAGAACAGAGAACCGGAAATGCACTGGATTCCGTGGAATATCGGAAGGCATTTATGCGGTATGTACAGACTGGTGAATGGGACTACCAGAAGCGACAGGATGAAACTTTGGTTACATCCGATGTCGGCAAGGTGATTCCGAACACCATCATGAACGAGTTTATCAAGGAACTGAAAGTCTATGGGAACTTGTATAACCGTGTCCGGAAGCTGAATGTTAAGGGCGGCGTAGAATTTCCGATTGAAGAACTGGTTCCAACGGTTTCTTGGATTACAGAAACGACTGTTTCTGATACACAGGCAGTTCCGAAAATCAAGACCAGCGTATCTTTCGGCTATCACATTGTGGAAGCACATCTTTCTCAGTCCTTGCTTTCTCAGGTGGTTACACTGGATACGCTGGAAACGGAAATGGCACGGCTGTTGTCTGAAGCGTTTGCACGGGAATTTGACCGTGTCATCTTGTCCGGCACTGGCAGCGGTCAGCCGATGGGCATTCTCAATGATACACGGGTAAAGGCAGAAAACAAGATCACCTTTACTGTGGCAGAGCTTGCAGACTGGACAAAGTGGAGAACAAAGCTGTTTGCAAAAGTGCCGTTGGCTTATCGTGGGGAAGGCGTTCTGGTAATGACTGCTGCAACGTTTGAATCTCAGATCATGACGTTGAAGGATGCGAACGACAGACCGCTTTACATGGAAACATATGATCCGGTCAATGGTACAGTATCCGGCAAGTTTGCAGGACGGGAAGTCATTCTCGTGGAGCCAGACATTATGAAAGACTTTGATGCAGCAGCGGACGGGGATGCATTCGCAATTTACTTCCGCCCGAATGATTATGCAATCAACACCAATTTGCAGCTGGCATTCAAGCGGTGGTTTAGCGATGAAAAGAATGTATGGTACAATAAGGGACTTTGCATTATGGACGGCAAGCTGCTGGATGTCAATTCTGTATTCGTGTTGAAAAAGTCTACAAAGTAAGAGGTGAATCACATGACAGCCGAAGAACTGTTGGAAAAAGTGAAAATCGGTCTGAATATCACGGGGACGTATCAGGATGAAACACTGAAAACCTATATCAACGATGTAAAAGCGTTTTTGCTGGATGCTGGCGTTTCGGATGCGGTCGTAAACAGTCCGGAGGCTGTCGGTGTGATTATCCGTGGCGTTTCTGACCTATGGAATTATGGGATGGGCACAGCGGAATTGTCGCAGTATTTTGTTCAGCGTGCAATCCAGCTGATTTATAAGAGGGGAGATGCATAATTGTCCAATTATCGACCGAATGAGCCGTTTGTTGTTCCACTATGGCTGCTGATTCCGCAGACAAAACTGATAAAGGGCATAACCAAAAAAGTTTATCCGGAAACTGGGATTCTGTTTTATGCATCTTTTAAAACATTCGGCGGAACAGAACGCACAAATAATGATGTGGTCACAATTGAAGATACAGCAGTCATTGAAACTTGGTATCGACCTGATATCAAAGCAGACTGCCGGATTCAGAATGCGGACGGGAAAACATATGAAGTCATTGGAACACCAGAAAACATCAATATGAGGAATCAGATCTTGAAATTCAAAATCAGGGCTGTTTCCGGAGGTGCGTAATCATGGGAAAGAAGAATCAAATCGGCTTACAGTTTTCCGGTTGGCAGGAACTCATGCAGAGCATTGACCGGGCAGCAGGGGAAGAAGGGCTGAAAAAAGCAACAGAAGCCGCCCTGAAAGCATCCAAAGAATACGTCAATGAGCAAGTCACTGCGATTATGAGAAAAGCCAATATGCCAGCAAAGGGAAAGTTCTGGACAGGGGACACGAAAGCAACACTGGACAAGAATTTTTCCGTTGAATGGAAGGGCTTTACTGGCGAAATAAAAATCGGGTTTAACCTGTCGGAAAGTTTGGTATCTAATTTCCTGATGTATGGAACACCTCGACACGAACCGCCAATGGCAGCCGTTCCGGGGCTGTATGATGCTGTTTATGGCAGGAAAACGCAAATTGCAATTACCTATTTGCAAAGAGAAGCCATTGAAAAATGGATTGAACGGAATATGGGGTGACCGATGGAAGACCGTTTGATTGCACTATTATCAGAATTCGGGTATCCGGTTCGGCGGCAGGGAAGTTTGCTGGAAGATGAACCGTATCCAGATGCGTTTTTCACATTCTGGCAGGTTTCTGGCGATTTGAATAGTGCTTATGATAATCTGGAATATGCGACATTATACACCTATGATGTCAATTTTTATGCCGTTGAACCGGAAAAATGCTATGACGTTTTGCGGCAAGCGATTGAAAAGTTAAAAAAGAATGGATTTGAAGCATGGGGCGATGCTTACGATGCGGTTAGTGACTTGGATACCCACATCGGGCGTGGCATTTCTGTGCAGATTCTTAAAATCCGTGAAAACAATGAGGAGGTTTAACCATGGCAGATAATTCTAACAGCGTTTTTGAATATCGTGGCGTACAGGATTTGTATTATGCACAGGTCTTGGAAGATAGTGAGGAGAAATTTGTTACTACAACGCCACATCGACTGGCGTATGTTGCAACGATTGCAAAAGAAGTGGAAACTTCCAGCGAAACGCACTTCTATGACAACAGAGGTATGATTGTAATTCCTGCAAAGGGTGCAGAAACATTTACACTTACAGTTGCTCCGTTGAAGTTGGCAATACTGGCAGACATTACCGGTCAGGCATTTGATGCAACAAAGGGCATGCTGATCGAAGGGGAAACCAGACCGAAACAGTTCTGCATTGGTTACAAAACAAAGGGAACAGATGGTTTCTGGCGGTTTGCATGGAAATACAAGGGTGTATTTGCGATCCCGTCCGAAGAAGTCAACACCGAATCTGACAGCATTGATACAACCAATATGGAATTGACCTATACTGCAATCAGCACCATTCATAAATTTGCGTATCGAGACGATACAACCGTTGTAGTAGAGGGTACACAGACAGCACAGCGAACAGAATCTATTACTGGTATTGTGGTCGATGAACGCTATGCACGGGCTGATAATTTGGACGAATGGTTCACAAAGGTTATGACACCGGATGATGTAGTAACGAAGACAGCGTAAACTTTACACAGATTGATATTTTATTTAGGCACTGCACGACCACATTGTGTGGTGCCTATTTTTAAACGGAGGAAATGATAATGGACATGAAACTGAGAATTTATGATAAGACCGGAAAAACATTGGAAAAGACTTACACAGCGACACAGTTTGACCTGATGTGGGGTACAATGGAAGACCTTGTGCAATGTGTAGATCTGGACAAGGTGGATGATAAAGCGGCAGTCGGTGGAATGATTCTGAAATTGCTGCCGCAGCTGAAACCATTGCTGATGCAGATTTTTGAAGGTGTTACAGAAGAAGAGATTCGCCGGACAAAAGTCAGCGAATTGGTACCGATTTTTATTCAGGCAATCAAGTATTGCTTTTCTGAAATTAAGACATTGGACAACGGAAAAAATCAGGGAAACTGATGATGGGCGGCGGAAAGCTGTCCTTATATGATACATTTTTTGATATTACTGTGAGTTTATGCGACCGATTCAGTGGCTTAGATCCAATTAAAGTGCGGAAATATCCTGCTCACGAAGTGATTTTATTGATGAAGCGTACAGTAAAACATAGCAAGCAAAAGAAAAAGCCTGCTCGCATGATGCGACCGGCAAGGGATAATTGGTTTTAATGGTGGTGATAAGGAATGGCAAAATCGAAAGAAACAACAACGAAATTTAAAGTTGATATTTCGGAACTGAAAAGCAATTTGCAGGAAGCAAACCGACAAATTGCTCTTGCAAACTCAGAGTTCAAAGTAGCGACTGCTGGAATGGACAAGTGGAGCGATTCTGCTGATGGACTAACTGCAAAAATCACACAATTAAAGACCGTAAACGAAAGTTATTCCACAATTCTGTCGGATTATGAAAAGAAACTTGCTGAGATTGTGCAAAGTGAGGGTGAAAATTCTGAAGCTGCACAGAATATGCAGATTAGAATGAACAGCTTAAAAGCTGCTATTAAGGGAAATGAATTTGAGATTGCAAAGCATAACAACACACTGGACGAGATGGGTAAGGCAGCCGAAGAAGCTGCAAGGCAAGCAGAAGAACTTGCAAACACAGAAGAAGAAACTGTAAGTGCGTTTGACAATCTGTCAGGGGAAGTCAAACAGCAGGAATCGGATCTAAAGACATTAAAAAAAGAATATTCCAGTGCTGTATTGGAGTATGGGCAATTTTCAGATGAAGCAAAAGCAGCAGCGGAAAAAGTTTCTGATTTATCAAGCGAATTAGATGAAAATCGTAAGAAACTGAAAGAAGCTGAAACAGCAGCAAATGATTTTGATAATACCCTTGCAAAGGCTGAAGAAACAGAAACACAAACTGTAAGTGCGTTTGACAAGTTATCAAATGAAATCAAACAGCAGGAATCGGATCTAAAGTCCCTGCGACAGGAACACGCAAATGCTGTCATAAAGTACGGGGAAGAATCAGACGAAGCAAAACGTCTTGGTGCGGAAATCTCCAATTTGTCAGATGACCTAAAGAAAAATAAGGATTATCTGAAATCGTCTGAAAGTGCAGCAGATGCCTTTGACAACACGCTGGATGAAACGGGGGATTCTGCTAAAAAAGCCGAAAAATCTTTGGACGATGCGAACAAAGAAATCAAAGATACCGGCGATGAAGCAGAAAAATCCGGTGGCAAGTTAAAAGAATTTCTTGGATCTCTTGGAAAAGCGGCTCTGACTGGACTTGGAATGGCTCTGACAGGGCTGGGAGCAGGCTTAGTTGCAGCAACAGAGGGCAGCAAGGAATTTAATGATAACATGGCAAAGTTAAATTCTGCTGCGGAATCTGCCGGAATCAGCAGCGAAAAAGCCGGAAAAATGTTCGAGGACATGTATGGTGTTTTGGGCGATGAAACCGCTGCAAATACCACTGTATCAAACTTCATGGCGATGGGGACAAGCACAGAGAATCTGAATAGCCTGCTCAATAGTTCGGCTGGTATCTGGGCAAAATATGGCGATTCAATTCCGCTTGATGGCTTAGCAGAATCTGTCAACGAAACCGCAAAGGTTGGGCAGGTTACAGGTAATTTGGCGGATGCTCTGAACTGGGCAGGCGAAAACGAAGATGATTTTAATGCCAAATTGGCAGCCTGTGGTGATGAACAGCAGCGGCAGCAGCTAATTGTTGATACTCTGGATGGGTTATATGGCGACCTTGGGGAGCAGTACAAGAAAAATAACAAGGCTGTTATGGACTTGAACGCTGCTCAACTTGACATGAAAAATTCCATTGCCCAAATTGGCACAGCATTCACACCGGTTCTTGCTATGTTCACCACATTTGCATCTGGGGTGCTTGCAAAAATTGTTCCGGATGTTGAAAATCTTGCCAGTGCATTTATGGATTTGACCAATGGTGTAGACGGAGCAGGCGAAAAGATTGGATCATCTGTCGGAAATATCCTGACAACCTTAACAACAACCATTACCAGTGTTTTACCAACCGTTGCAAATATCGGCGTGGAGATTATTCAGAGCATTCTTAACGGTATCACAGAGCATTCTGGGGAACTCTTAGCTGCTGCCGGAGAAATTGTCATGACGCTTGCAGATGGAATTGTAACCGTTGCACCGCAATTGCTGACAAGTCTTACAACCATTATTACACAGCTTGCACAGAAAATCATTACACTTGCACCGCAGCTTTTAAGTGCTGCAATGCAGTTGTTTCAGGGGCTTGTTACTGCACTCAAAGAATTAGACCTTGGAACAACCGTGACCGAACTTATATCGGCTCTTATTGAAATGCTGGTAAATGCAACACCACAGATTTTAAGCGGAATTACCACGCTTTTTGATGCAATCGTGCAAGCGTTGCCGGGTTTACTGGATCAGTTGCTATCTTTGATTCCTCTTTTGGTGGATGGGCTGACCGCAGCAACACCACAAATTTTAGAAGCAGCTAAAACCATGCTGAACGGTTTGATTGATGCATTGCCAGAAATCGTTCAAGGGCTGACTGCTGCATTGCCGGATGTTATTCGCTCAATTGTGGATTTTGTTGCACAATGCTATCCACAGCTTTTAAATGCTGCAACTGAACTTTTGAATGCGTTGGTGGATGCTCTGCCGGACATCATTCAGAGCCTTGTTGATGCATTGCCGAATATAATTGTTGCAATTACAGAATTTCTAACCAATGCACAACCAAAAATTATGGCTGCCGGTGTGAAGCTTCTTATGGAAATTGTAAAGGCAATTCCGAAAATTTTAGTAGCTCTGGTTGCTGCAATTCCGAAAATTTTAGATGCAATTGTGGAAGGATTGACACCGCTTGCGGAGAAAATCGGCGAGAAATTATCAGAGGTCTGGACAAGTATCAAGCAATGGTTTTCTGATTTAGGGACGAATGCGAAAACGTCCATGCAAGAATTTATACAAGCTATTGTTGATTCTCTGAAACAGCTGCCGGGGAAAATCATTGAATGGGCAGCTGAAATGAAATTGACCTTTGACCAGAAGGTACAAGAAATCATTGACGGGATTGTACAATTCTTCAGCGATTTGCCATATAAGATTGGTTATGCAATCGGGGCGACAATCGGAACAATTTTGACATGGGCAGAGAATATCAAAACCTTTGTAACAGAAAAAATTCCGGAAATCATTGACTCCATTGTGCAGTTTTTCTCAGAACTGCCGGGAAGAATCTGGGAATGGCTGACAAATGTAATCAGCAATGTTATAACGTGGGCAGCTGAAATGCAAGTGAAATCCAGCGAAGCAGCGAGCAACTTTTTTGAGAACATTGCCACGAAAATACAGGAACTTCCGGGCGAATTCTGGAACTGGCTGACAGACATCATTGGAAAAGTCACAACATTTGCAAGTGATCTTGGTAGCAAGGCGAGCGAAGCCGCACAGAATTTATGGGATAACATTGTAGATGGCATTAGCGGCTTGCCAGATAGAATCTATAGCATTGGTTCTGATATTGTGGAAGGCTTATGGAATGGGATCAATGACATGGCAGGCTGGATTTGGGATAAAATTCAGGGATTTGGGCAGGGTGTTTTAGATGGGCTGAGAAGTTTCTTTGACATCAATTCTCCGTCTAAAGTCATGGCGGATCAGATTGGTAAATTCTTGCCGATGGGCATGGCAGAGGGTATCGAAGATGAAACAAAGACCGCTGTGAATGCGATGCAGAAATCTGCACAGAAAACGCTACAGGCTGCGAAATCTGCGATTGCAAACGTTTCCAGCGATTTGAATATTGGAGCAGGCACATCCAAAGCGGCTGGAACAACGCAAGTTGTCAACAATTATAACTTTAATCAGACAAACAACAGCCCAAAGGCACTATCTCGGTATGATATTTACAGGCAGTCCAAAAATCTGCTGAATGCAAAGGGGTGATTTTTTTGTATTTCGTCAAAACAAAAACGATTGATTTTACAAATAACGCTAATTTTTGCATTTATAAAATAGATGGATTAGCCCCACCCGGAGCAACGTTGAATTTTAGCACAATTGCCAACGTAGACGGAGAGGTTTATAACTCTGGCAGAATCAACAAGCGAAATATTGTGCTATATATCAAGATGTTTCCAGACGTGGAGCAAAACCGGAATGCTTTATACGAACATTTTCCGCTGGGAAAAGTCGTCCGGATCTATTTCCGGAATGGGCTGCATGATGTCTACATTGATGGATATGTGGAAACATTTGAATGCGACCTGTTCAGCAACAATGAAGCTGCACAAGTATCCATTATTTGCAATGACCCATATTTTAGAAGTGCAAAGAAAGAAACGTTGGTTTTGTCAGTATCAGAAGCCCGTTTTGAATTTCCATTTTCCATCAATATTGGTGAACCAATTCCCGTTTCTGAACGAAATTACAGCACATCTGGTATTATCAATGCCGGACTGGTGTCAACGGGAATGGTGGTTGAATTTAAGGCAATTGGAAAAATCACATCCAGACCATGGCTAACCAATTTGACATCCAATCAAACCATGAAGCTGACAGGCACAGAAACAACGCTGAATCAAGGCGAAAAAATTACAGTAAACACCAACAAACATCATTTATCGATTGTAAAGACATTTACGGATGGAACAACCAAAAATATTTTGAACACGATGGATGAAAGTTTTGAGTGGGTGCAGCTGCTGCCTGGAAAGAATCGTCTTACCTATGGGGCAGACGAAAAGCCGGAAAATCTGCTTGTTACTATCACAGTTGACAAGTTATTACTGGGGGTATGATGGCTTGGTATTGTACATATTGAATCAAACTTTTCAAAGAGTTGCTGTAATTGATCAATATAGTTCCATAATTTGGACACGGCGTTACTGGGATGTTGGGGATTTTGAGCTATACGTTCCAGCTGATCCAGATTTACTACAGTACTTGCAGATTGGATTTTACGTTTTTCGGGAAGATTGTGAAAGCACGATGATGATTGAACACATTGAAATCAAGACCGATGCAGAAAACGGGAACTATTTTATCATTTCCGGACGTGGCGTTGAAAATATCTTATCTTACAGGGTCGTTGCAAATGCCGGTTCTTTCTCTGCAAGTTCTCCATCAGCATTGTGCTGCTGGCTGATCAGCTTGGAAGCAAAAGGTGTGAATGCAAAATATGCCGATCGGGAAATCGATATTATAAAAGATTTGTATGGTGTGAAAATTGATAATGAAGAGGGATATTTTTATTGGAACATCTATCAATATCAGAATCTTCTTGATGCAATTTTCAGTATATGCAAGCAGTATGGTTTTAGTTTTAGATTTGTTTTTACAGATAAAAAGGATGGATTCAATTTTACGTGTTACAAAGGCGTTGATCGGACATTCGACCAAAAAGAAAATACCCCTGTTATTTTTTCACCGAAATACTACAACTTAATCAATAGTCAATATGTTTTGGACGATGAGAATAATAAAACGATGGCTTTTATTGCCGGAGAAGGGGAAGGTGCTGACCGATCAGTTATTTGGACGCACAAGACGTGGAATTCTGCCGATGAACACAATGTTCCGAAGCAATTAGACCGCCGGGAAATTTTTGTGGATGCTCGTGACCTAAGAATGAAAAAAGACGATGGTACATATTACACTGCTGCTGAATATGGGATACTTTTAAGACAGCGTGGAAAAGAAAAGCTGTTTGAAACTGGCATCATTGAGGGACTGTCCGGAGAAGTGGACACAACACTGCAATTTATATACCGCCGGGATTTGGATTTAGGCGACCTTGTAAGCATTGAAAATGAATACGGCATGAAAGCAAATGCACGAGTTTTGGAAGTAATTGAAGCGGATGACGAAAACGGTTACAGAGTAACGCCAACATTTTCAGACTGGGAGATGAAATCATGATAAAAAGTGGATTTTATGACAGTATCAATCATGACCGCCTGTATGGGGCAGATGATTTTTCAGATTATTTCGAAGGATTGATTTCTGACGGGATTTATGCAGGCATTGGAAAAGAATTTAGAGTTTTTGCCGATGGATCTACGATGGGCGTTCAGGTTGACACAGGCAGAGCAAAAATCTTAAATAAGTATGTGAGAAATACGGATATTCTGGAAGTCGAGATTGATGCGGCAGACAGCGAGAACCCTCGATGGGATGCAGTTTGTGTATCGGTCAATCTGGATGAAGCATACAGAAACGGCTATATTGATGTACATAAAGGGACACCGGCAGCTGATCCGCAAAAGCCGGATGTTCCGGACACCAACGCAGCAAAGTTGTTTGTGCTTGCCTATGTCTATGTACCTGCACAGGCAACCGTTATCAATGCCGAAAACGTAAACGATAATCGTGGAGCTGCGAATTGTCCGTATGTAGTCGGCATCACAGGAACGGAAAATATTGTGAATGTCGTGCAGGAAGCTGCAACAAATGCACAAAGTCAAATTACTGCAACAGTGGCGGATGCACAGACACAAATTTCCGGATTTGTTACAGATGCACAGGCAAAAACAAATAAATTTGTAGCAGATGCACAAAGTCAGATTGATACTGCTCTAAGTACACAGCAGACACAGTTTGACAAGTTTTTGACTGATTCTAAAACAGAATTACAAACTTTAGAGGTTGACTTTAATGCTTGGTGGAATGACAAGAAACAAAACAAAATCAAACTGTTAGAGGATACAACACAATATACTATTACAAACGGAAACGGTGACGTTCCTGTAGCAAAAGGCAGATACTCATTAGACGACGAAATCGCTGGGAAAGCAGTTGCAAACGTGTATAAAAACGGATTATATTTGACTCGTAACGTAGATTATACTATGCGGTATACGGATATTTCTACTTATTTTGGGCTAAAAACCGTAAATGATGGTGACAAAATCACAATTCAGATTCTGAAAATTTCATCATAAGTGGGAGTGATTTTTTTGAGCAGTATTATTACAATTCTTTTATCTGTAATCAGTGCGTCTGGGATTCTTGGAATTGGGACAAGAGCAATTTTAGCCCGAATGAAAGAACAGGAAATGCGACAAAAGGCACTGGAATTTGGCGTACAAGCCTTGCTCCGTGACCGGATGTTGCACTGCTATAACAAGTACATTGATGCAGGGTTTGCACCGATTTACGCAAAAGAAAACTATGAAAACATGTATCAGCAGTATCATGAACTGGGCGGCAATGGTGTGATGACACACTTGCACGAAGAATTTATGGCACTGCCGACCGAGAAAGGAGCATAACATGAGAAACTGGAAACTTTGGGCAAAGGCTGCAGCAGTCAGAGCCGTGAAAACCATGGCACAGACCGCAGTAGCAACGATTGGCGTAGCTGCCGTGATGCAAGATGTCAATTGGATCGCCGTTGGCAGTGCGGCTCTGCTGGCTGGGGTGTTGTCCGTTTTGACATCCGTAGCAGGGCTGCCGGAGGCTGAACGATGAATAGAAGGAAGCTAATAAAATATGATGATATTTTGTCAGGGAAAGGGTTGAAGGAATTGATTTCTGAAACGCATCCACCAATGCCAAATTGCATTCCGCCTTGTCCAGACAAATATGAAACAATCACAGTTACGATGAAAGATGGAAAATTTGCTGAGTGGAAGAAAGGTGAATGGGATGATTACACCTATGATGGAAAGTTTTTTATTGTGATGAAAAATGAAGCTTGGATTGGTTTTTACAATCTTGATGAAATCAGAACAATTGTAGTTGAATAAGAAAACCGCCCAGCAGCGGAAAAGCTGCCGGACGGCATCGGGTTATTCGGTTTCGGTCTGTTCTGGGTTATCTCTGCAAAGTTCATCCAGCGTGACACCCAGGGCATCGGCAAGCTTAATAGCGTTAGACACGAGGCAATCCCCATTTCTGAGGATGTTTTCAACTGTTCGTTTTGGCAATTCCGCCAGATCTGCCAACTGCTGAACCGTTAACCCTTTTTGTGCTCGAATTTGTTTCAGGTTCATTTCTTTCCTTTCTGGTAAAAGTAAAGCGTCAACTTTACAATTCCAAATAAAATGAGTAAGCAACCGAATTTTGTAAGTGTTCCCATTGTGTTGACATTGGCTTTCTTTTATGATACAATGGTGAGTAGCAGGGAGAGCGGAAATTTTCCACTCTATGCTACCCTTTCTGTTAGCCTATGATTTTATCAATCAGTATTAACAGAAATCCGACTGTGAAGTCTACCAACGCACTAATCAAAAGATTGCTGACATCAATCTTAGTTTTTGATTTATGCCGTTTGGTAGGCTTCTTTTTTTGTCTTGCCAATGCTTTCTAACCCCCTTTCTGTATATTATTATACCACATTAAAAGGTGGTTGTCAAGTGCTTTTTCAAATTTTTCTAAAAATATTTTTTGTGAAAGGATGATATTATGTCAGTCAATCATTATGATTATAATGATAGTACCCAGCTTTCCCCACATTTTAATGTTAGGGAATTCCGGTGTCAGTGTGGACAATCACACGAAACTTTGATTGCATCTGAATTGGTCGACAAGCTGGAATCTCTTTACACCGCCCTGAATTGCAGTAAAATCATCGTGACAAGTGGCTACCGCTGCCCAGAGCATGACAAGGCGGTTGGCGGTACGAGCAGCGGTCAGCATACCAAAGGCACTGCTGCGGATGTCTGCTGTTACGGGCAGGACGGGCAGCTGATCAGCAGCAAGACGGTGTGCTGCAAGGCTCAGGATTTGGGGTTTGGAGGTATCGCTAACATCACAAGCAGCTATCAGTATACGCATTTGGATGTTCGGACGGGATACCGCTGGCTAGGTGACGAAACAAAAGGCAATGGCACGGTTACAGATGACTTTTACAAGTACTTTGGTATTGAAAAGGCAGAGACTAAAACAAAAAATATCTTAAAAGGGATTGATGTATCCTATGCACAGGGCGTGATTGACTGGGAAAAAGTAAAAGCATCCGGATTAGTGGATTTTGCGATTCTGCGGGCAGGCTACGGAAAGGAAACCACTCAGGTAGACACACAGTTTGAACGAAACTATGCCGCCTGCAAACGACTGGGGATTCCAGTCGGCGTTTACTGGTATAGTTATGCTACCACTGCCGCAGAATCAGAGCAGGAAGCGAAAGTTTGCCTGCAAACGATTCGGGGAAAGCAATTTGAATATCCGGTTGCCTTCGACATTGAGGAAAAAGAAAGCCTGCAAAATGCAGATGCCTTATGCCAGGCATTTTGCAGTGCATTGGAAAAACAGGGCTATTATGCGGCAATTTATACGTTCAAGTCGGCTCTAGAAAATAACATCAGTGCAGCGATCAAGAGCCACTATGATATTTTTCTTTCACATGTCGGCGTGCAACAGACCTCTTACGCTGGAGCATATGGGCTGTGGCAGTATAGCTGGACGGGACGCATTCCTGGCATCACGGGCGATGTTGATCTGAATTATGCGTATAAAAATTACCCGGCGATCATCAAACAAGCTGGTTTAAATGGATTTGGAAAAACAGAGCCAGAACCAGAGCCGAAGCCAACACCTGAACCAGATAGTGAAGAAAACACGCTGCAACAGATTTTAAAGCATGTGGCAAACATAGATGAAAAAATAAATGGCAATATTACATGAAATATCACATAATATTGCCATATATAAAAATCGGGAGCACCGTCACAACGCCGCTCCCTTTAAAACTGATTCAGTTTTTACATTACATATTTATTATACCATCTTGGTTCTTAAAAGTCAACGATTTTTTTTAAAAATTGAAAACTTGAAAGTATTATATCATTTTTTCCGAAAAAAGATAAATATTTATGTTCAAATCGCCCAAGAATTTTTCTTATTGCTTTCAGATCGTGCTGCAAAATATCTTTTGGCAGAAATGTAGAATCTCCAAATCGCTTGTTGGCAAGATACAATACACTTGCAAATTCATGCAATGTTCGGCACCTCAATCTTGATTGAATCATTGATTTTGTGCATCCTTTTCTCGAAACGAATGTTCTGACAACCGAAAGTGGATAACATTCATTTCCTGATAAATCATGCAAGATACAATTGTTATGTGCACAAGCATTGCGGATACTTTTTATGCTATGTAGCAGTTGAGATGAAAGTGGGCTATCTTCTTCATGATATTTATAATAAAAATCATAAAAACGAATTAACCCACCGAATGTGATAGATTCCAGCAGAACCCATATGGGCATATCAATGCAGTACTGCTTTTCTCTACCATTTTGTTTATATAGATGACAATATACATCATTGTTGTTATCTGAACAGTCACACTCAGAAATATACTTTTTTAGCAAATCGCTTATATAACCATTTCGCTGAATTCCCTTCTGTAAAATATCATTTGCTGTATAAGAATCGCTCTTTAAAAATGCAGTAACGATTGCATATGCATCTTCTGGTTTTCTTGTTTCAAAGTCTTTCAAAAGAGATAATTTTAGGCAATGTTCTATATCGACACAAATCCCAAAAATCTGTTTTCTAAGCTGCAAATCTAAAATTGCAAGTGCTTTCAAATGAAAAAAATCAAGATTTACGTATTTACCTTTCTTTTCACCCAATTGTGCTTTTTGAAAATTTTTTCTATATGAATACAGCCGCAAAAAATTATTCTTCTCTATTAGATATTTTGCGGCATCGTTTTTTTGTATTATTTGAAATGTGATTCCCTTGCTTTCCATTTTATCAACAAGTTCTGTTGCGGAACAGTAAGGTTTTTTCTCTAACATCGGAGAATGATATAATAATGTTTCCAAATTAATTTCACCGTCCTGAATTGACTATTGATATTTATCATTATAACACAAAACTGATTATATTTCAAGACTAATTACAAGAATGTAAGAAGAAAAAATTAGATGTATTCAAAATAAGATGAGATGTGCAATACAGACAAAAAATATCCCGCTGGATTTTTATTCTCTACAGAACATTTTGTATGTGTCGTGGTAAGTGTCGTATCAATTTTCCCATCCAAAACAAAAACCCACGCAATTCCGAAAAAGCCTCGAAACTGCGTGGGTTTTCTCTGGTCTGAGTGACCGGACTTGAACCGGCGGCCTCTACCACCCCAAGGTAGCACGCTACCAACTGCGCCACACCCAGATAAACGGGGAAGCGTGCCACTGCACGCAGTTCCCCCAATTGCATATAAAAACTTAGTGATTCAAACCGTTCCGCAGAGCATCCGCACAATCATCGCCAACTTCTGCACTGACGATTTCCAGTGCATTGCAGTCATACTGGAACCGCAGAACAAAGGCAACCATGCCCGGATTATCTGCAATCCGGAACGATACGGTTACTTCATCGCCCTGCTTTGCAGTAACAGAATCCGCAGTCAGCACAAAGTCGCTTGCATTGGTTGCAGTCTGTGCTTCTGGTGTTGCATCGCCGACCGTAATGCAGCCGTTGGTGACAGACGGAACGAGTGTCTTTGCATCCCAGTTTGCAAATTCAGAATTATACTGCGAGTCAGACAGGTGGATGACATAGTTGCCGTCCGGAGTGGTTTCCTTTACCTTAAAGGTAACGTTGATCATATCGCCATTGAATACGATATCCTGCGACTTGGTCATATCCATCCAGTAAGCCTGGAAAGTATCCAGCTTTTCGGTGTAAGAGGAAGCAGCATTTTGGTTCGGGTCAACCACTGCACCGCCGTTGCTGCTCGGTGTGGTAACAACTTCGGTGACAACCTTGCCGTTATCGTCCACAACCTTGTTGCCGCTGTCATCGGTTACTGCTGCATAAGAGGTAACGACTTCGCTGTTGCCATTAGAAGCACTGTTGCCGTTAGAAGCATTGTTGCCGCCACCATTGGAAGCGTTGCCGTTTGCCGGTGTTGCGGAGTTGGAAGAGCCGCCTGCTGCGGTAGTAACAGCATTGCCGTTGCTGTCGGTTGCTTCGGTAGCATCCTGACTGCTGTCGCTAGAACCATTCTGATTGCCCCATGTAAATTCAATTTCTTTTACCATGAAATCAGTCGCACCGGATGCCAGAACTTCATTTCCGCTTGCATCGGTCACGGCTTCACCCTGTTCATCGGTTTCGACCGGCAGGGTTGCTGCGGAAACTTCTGCGGCATCGCTGTTCTTGCTGCTGGAATCGTTATCCCCTGAGCATCCAACTGCGGCCATGCCCAAAAAGCAAGCCAGAAGAACTGCAATCCCTTTTGTTGTTTTTGATTTCAT